CGCCGCATTCCGCCAGCACTGATGGTAAAATCGCGGCACGCGCCCGTAGCTCAGCTGGATAGAGCATCTGGCTTCGAACCAGAGGGTCGGGAGTTCGAATCTCTCCGGGCGCGCCATTTTCCCCAATAAAATCGCAGTTTAATGAGAGTGCCGCGCCGAGTGCTCCGGCTGGTTTCAGGCCAGTGTCAGGGTTGGACGGGTTCCGGGCGCGGGCGTTGATCGTGACCAAAAAAAAGGGGCGGTCGGGGGGACCGCCCGGGGTTGCACGGAGTCACAACAGCATGACTGAGTCGAGAATATATCGCAGCCCTCGCTGGCGCGCAACACGCGGCGCGAGAAACGCCGGCGAAAGTTCTTCAACGGTGATTGGATCGAAGCGAGCGGCCCGCTACGAACCCGCAACCGAACGGTGCGCCATCAATCGCTCGGCCAAAAGGTCCGCCACGGCTGTATGTACAGCGGTTCTCCTTGCATCGCGCTCCGCTGCTTTCTGCTGCCGGCGGTCGATTACGACTGCGAGGGCGGGATCGCTGGCACATCGCTCACTGGCGTGCGAGTAGATCGCGTCCAAAGTGAGCACGGTTCCCCGTTCACGGGCAAGACGCTGGATGATTTCAGCGTGAGTCCGGCGCGGTGCGTTGATGCCCCTGATCCAGTGGCGGATCGCGGATTCGTTGACGCCGAGCTTCACTGCGAGAGACGCCACGCCGTAGGCCTTGATGAAGCTGGCAAATTCGGACTTCCAGCGTTCGGGAAAGGGCGAGCGCGGCATCGGCCTCAAATCTATCCGTTTCCCGCAGGAAGTCCAGTCCCGGTTCTAAATTCGCAATATCTCTCAGCTGTCGGGTGCGCCAGTTTTCGACGCGGAAGCGCGCCTGGTCGGTCGCTTGCTTGGAAGCCCGGTCAGTTCCCGCGCCTGCTCCAGCGCTTCGTCATCATCGCCTCGCAGGAGCGCTTCCTTCATGGCGACGAGGACCGCCGCGCGCTCCTGCCCTATTTTTGTGATCGCATCCACCAGACCATCCGTGACGCCCATGTCCTCGATGTGGACCGGCGCCTGCTGTTTCGTCCGCGCCGCTTTCATCGAGACCCTCCCTCTTTCTGAATTTCGCGCTCGATTTTTTCCAGGTCGTAGCGCACGCGCCGATAGCACTTCGAGCAGAGCGCATGACCAGCGTGGGGCAGACCGCGCCCGCCGCAGTGCAGGCAGCCGTGGCGCTCGAAATAAACGGCCACCGCTTTCCTCTCCGGGATCCTTTGCGTCTTCCGTCGTCGCGCTTCCCCGTTCTGGTCACACCAGGCCAGACCGCTCTCGGCGCGCTCGATTGGCGGCAGGACCTCCACCGCGGCCCGTTTTGAAAGTTTGGTCATTCGGGGCTCCAGTGAGGATGGCAGCGTTCGAGCGTCTCGCGAGCGCTCCGCTGGCTGACGTGGGTATAAATTTGCGTGGTGGTGACGCTCGAGTGGCCCAGAAGGCGGCTGATCGTCAGGATGTCCGCGCCGCGCTCGTGCATGTGAGTGGCAAAGGAGTGCCGGAGGCGGTGAGGATGGACGTCCGCAACTCCGGCGCGGAGCGCGAGGCGTTTCAGGATGGCGTAAATCGTTCGCGGGCTGATCGGGACGTCCTTGGCGGGCCGCGGCCGCCGCGGGAGCGATTGCACGATGCGCGCGAGGGCGGCTCTGGCTTCTTCGCGAGTCAATTGCGACATTTTTCCGAGTCGACGATTCCTCGGTTTGAAGGTGAGCCGGCCGCTGGAGTCGAACGCGTAGTTCTCTCTCCAGATGCCCAACCACTTGCCTTTTAGCGGGATCACGTGTCCGAGCTGATCGGGCTTCCCCTCTTCCTGAAACAGAAATCCCTTCCTGCGACCGTCGAGATAGTCGCGGAGCGTTTTGACTGCTCTGGAACCCATCGGCACAAGGCGCTCTCGGCTCCCTTTGCCGAGGATCTTCACGGTGCGGCCCGACCAATCCACGTTTTCGACTCTGGCGCCGGCGACTTCTGCGACGCGGCACCCGGTGGAGTACAGAAATTCGACCAGAGCTTTCTGGTGAAGGCTCGTGGCCGAGGCGATGAGCTTGTTGACGTCATCCTCGCTGAGCGGTTTGGGGAGCGGTCTCGTGACTTTCCGATTTTGCACAACGCGTGCCGGCGAGACCGCGACCACGTCGCACAGTTCGAGGTAGCGATAGAACGAACGCAGCGCGCAGAGGTTCCTCCGCAGCGTCTGGCTGCTGGCTCCTCTCCCGAGCAACCAGGCCAGATACGCGCGGATGTCTCTGGGCCGAACGTGACCGACGTCCAGATCACCGATGAAATCAAGGAAGCTTCCGGTCAGCGAGCGGTAGCAGCGGATGGTCTCAGCGCAGAGGCTTCTCTCCCTTTTCGCGTAGTCCAAAAACTCCTCGAGGAATTCGCGCCCGGACCGAGTTTTTTTGTTCCGCAGCCAGCGCCTCGGAACGATGCTCATCTCCTCGATCGGGGCGAGTCCCTGCTCTTTCGTCCGCTCCACACTCATCGAAAGCCTCCACGCTTTTTCGCGGCCTCGCCCATGCGCCTCCGGTTTTCGCGGAGCCGTTCGAGATCGCGCCGCATCTCCGGGCCGCGCCACGCGCGGATCACTGCCCGGATGAAATAAACGGTCGCGAGAAACGAGAGCACGAAAATCGCCGCGCCGACGTTCATCGCGGCTCCTCGAACGCCTTCGCCATTTCCTCGGCGAGTTCGTGCAACCACTCGCGGTGAAAGGCCTCGCGCCGCTCGTTCCACGCGCGCGCTTCTGCCATGACTTCCTCGAACGAGTGCCCGAACACTAGAGCACCGCCGGAGTGATGTCGATGCGGACGTCCACGCCGCCGGCGAGCAGACGGTCGTGGAGCTTCCACGCATCGGCGGAGTTGTCGAACGTTTCGAGCAGGATGTTGCCGGAGCGGACCGCGTAGCTGGCTTTTGCTTTGAGAGCTGATTCTGGTAGGGTTTCAGGAGCAGACATGGCGACTCAACCTCGCTTGTTTGTCAGGGGCTCGGGAGCGTTTCAGCGCTTCCGGGTCCCGCTTGCAAAACCAGAGTACCGTTTCCCCGGTCCCACCGCAATAGGTCTAAAGTACCATCCCTTCTCTTAACCGATGAGCTATTCATCGCAGCCGCTTTTACCGCGCCGGAACGGATCTGTGCGGGCGCTCTTTTCGCTTCGATAGATCTCGCATCGCTTCCTTGAGCGCGGCCTCGATTTTGGCGTGGACCATCACGCGGGAGGTTTCGCCGAGCAGCTGCGGCGCGAGGCGGGAAGGAACGGCCATCATCATCGCGGTCGTCGTGACCACCAGGTCGTCCCATGCTTTTTCAACGTCCTCGATCGAGACGAGCTGGCTGCGCTGCTTCGACAGTTCGATTTCGGCGAGATCGGCGGAGGTGCGGAGCAGCCGGACGCGTTCCTCGCGCTCGCCCACGAAACCGCCATCGAGCGTCGGCACCGATTTTTTTTCGAGAGCGTTCTGCAGATAGCGGATGTACCAGAGCATGCATTTGACGGGATCGTATTGGCCGCGCGCTTCGCGAGGGAGACCCTCCTTCACGAGCTGCTGCACGCGGCGCTCGTCGAGGTTGAGTGCCCTCGCGATTTTGCCGACGTCGACGGCCGCCACGAGCCTACCCCCTCGCCCGGCTCAGGCCGGCCCTAGCCGGCCGGTCGGGTCGCCGCGCGATGGCGTCGTGATTTTTTCTAGCGCTCCGCTGGTCAGTTCCGGCCTTTGTGACGCTCCACATCTGAATCTTCACCAGCGGCTCCTTTGTCCAACACCATTTTTGCCAAGATCAGGTGTTGGTTGCTCCCCCGCGAAAAACCGAAACGAAGTCCGTGAAACTCCTCCGGTCCCAAGTCACCAGGGGCCCTCGCCTTCACCCCCGGCGCACCACCCCCTCGGGAGGGACCCAGCACGCGACAAAAAAAATTAGACCACCCTCCTGCGACGAAGCCCTGTGTTTCCAATGGCGAAGCGACCCCCAAGCGCACCGAGGACTTCGTACGCAAGCCGACGCCACTGCCGCTAGATGTGTTCGTGAAAGAGTTCCGCCAGCGCTTCGTCGTATGCGCGATTGAGTTCTGCCCACTCGTCTCGACATCTGGCACTGACGTCGCGCGAGAGTTGGACCCGGCGGGCGTGGATCGCGTCGCGGTCCGGTGTGGACGATCCGACCTGCAGGACTTCGCGCCACGGTTTGTGGGCGGAGTTCGAGACTGTTTCGTTCATGAGTTTTCCTCCTTGCTGATCGGCCACTTTCTCACTGGATTTTCGCGCCGCTCGGGAAGTCGCTATCGAAGGGAGCATTGGTGAAGTTCAGCAGGATCTGAACCGCGTTCCGAATATCCTCTACCGGCGTTTCGTTCTTCACCTCTTCGGTTGGGACGTTTGAGCCAGTCCTGCGAATCGAACTGCAGACGATTTCTAGGGCTTCTCGAAGCAGTGCGCCGATTTTGGCGATGTCGCGTTCTTTGCCTGCCGCTCGCATCGCGGCGTCCAGCCGAGCGATCTCGCAGAGCTCGCCAAGCGTGAGATCAGTTACCAGATATTCGCGGCCGCCCAGCGTCACCGTCACAGTTTTCATTTCTCGCCCTCCGCGAGTTCGCAGACTCGAAACGAATCCTCAGCCTTGGCTTCGACCGAGTGCCTTTGATGCGGCCTTCGGATTGTTCGTGATGTGCTCCAGCACGATGCGGCCTGCAGCTTTGCTCGACATGTGCCGAAGAATCAAGCCTTCTTCGAGTTCGATTCCTACGCGCACATTTCCGCTCGCACCGGGTGCACCGACTAAGCCCACGGGCCCGCCCTCCGCGAATTTCGGGAGCGCGAGGTCCGCGAACGATGGCGGCTGCAGGCCGCGGTTGATCGCCTCAAGGTTGTGCGCGCCGAAACGCGAGACCGCGTCGGCCTTCACGACGTACTCGCCGGCGGAAAGACGCGCGGGAATCGAATCGGACTTCGGACCGCCCGGTCCCTTGATGAGACCGCCCTCGGCTTTGCCACTGAAACCGGACAGGAATGCAGAGCCGAAACTGCTCTGGCCGAACCCGGTGTTCGTCGCCGACTGCGCGATTTTCAGCAGAAGCAGCTTGACCAGCATCTGCTCGATCGACCCGATGACGCTCGCGGCGAGCTTTTGGAATGACTTCGCGACGCTCTGAGTTCCGCGCCCGACCGTCTCGAAAAACGTGCTGAAGTCGCCCGCGACGCTCTGGCCGAGTGTGTTGCCGAGCTTTTCTGCGCTGATCGTGAGGTTCTCTATTTGCGCCCTCTGCTGCTGGGACTGAGCGATATTGTCCTGGTTCCCGGTCTTCTTCGCAGCGCCGAGTTCCGCGTCGGCATCCGCCTTCAGAAGCGGGAGACGGTCTTTGATGAGCTGATTGATTTCCCGCTCGGATTCCAGAGGCGAGATCTTTCCGCTTTTCTGATTGAGATCGATCGCCTGCTTCGCGATCTCGAACGCCTTGGTGTCCTCCTCGGTTTTTTGCCTCGCCTCGTCGTAGTCCGCGACCGCGAGCTTGAGCTGCTTCCACTGCTCGAGTTCGGCCTTCAGGCGCGCCTGCGTTGCGGAGTCGCCGCCGGCCTGCGCGATTTGCTGGCTCCGCTTCTGCGCCTCCGCCTCGATTTCCGTGCGCGCCGTCTCGCCGCGTTTGCCCTGCAGTTCGGCCAGCTGCTTCTCGAAGTCGAGCGTCTGCTGCTGGCTGTCCTGCTTCGCCTTGAACTCCGCATCGTCGAGAGCCTTGATTTTTGTCGCGGACTCGATCTGCGCCGTCGAGATTTTGGTCTGGAGTTCGTCCACTTTCGCGAGCGCGTTCAGCCGCGCGGCCTCTTGCTTGTCTGATTCCTTCGGAGTTGCGGCGGCGGCTTTCGCGGTCGTGGCCTTCGTGACTTCGTTCTGCGCGGCGGCGAGACCCTGCTTCAGGATCGCAAGTTCGTCGGACGTCGCCGCCTGCGTCTCCGCACGGCGCCGGTCGTAATATTCCTTCAGCGTGATCTCGCCGCGGTCGTACTGGTCTCTGTCGATTTGCTCGGCCTGTTTCGCGTACGCCTGCCGGATGGCGATTTCATCCTCCAGCTGCTTCGATAGGAGGGCGAGCTCCGCACGCTCCGCCGCGTCGTTGACCTCTTTCGGTTTCGGCTGCGGAGCCTCCACCTGCTTGTCCGGTCGCAGCCGCGCGAGCCTCTCTTTTCGCCGGCGCTCTTCTTCGGCGTCGGACGGGAACAGGTTCGCGTAGTCGGCGCGGAACGAATCGCCGAGCGTGCCGTAGATCGCCTTCTGCTTTTCGACTTCCTCCTCGACGGCGATGGTGCCGTCGCGCGCGCCCGCTTTCAGAGTCGCGAACGCGCCGGAAAAATTGCCGCGCACGGCCTGACCGATCGCGACGAACGCCGTCGTTCCTTCGCTGCGGATGAGGTCGAACTCCGCCGACCACAGTTCGCCGACGCCTTCGATCACGGTGCCGATGGTTTGGCCGAGACCGAGGAAAACGAGCACGATGCCGCGCACGGCGTCGCCAGCGTAGCGCCCGAGGTCCTTGAACGAGACCCCGCCCTGCGTCAGCGAGTCTATGAGCGTGTCGCCCACGTCGGAGACGGCCGGGAGCAGTCCGGCCTCGAACTGCGTCGCCATCCCTTTCCCGACGTCGCTGAGTTCCTGCATCGAAGCCTTCGATTCGCGGAACGAATCGGTTGTGGACTGGTCGAGCAGCAGGCCGAGCTTCGCGGTCGCGGCGGTCGCCTTGTCCATGCCCTGCGCGACAATCGAGTTTGCGATGAGCCCGACGTCACTCGCGCCCTTGCCGAAGATCTGTTGCGCCGCGGCGGTTTTCTGGAACGAAGCCTGCATCGCGCCGAGCTTGCCGACCACCAGCTGCAGCTTCTGGTCGGAGTTCAGTCCGGCGAAATCCTTCGCGCTGATGTTGAGCAGCGCGAATCCGCCGGCGGCTTTCGTTCCGCCCTGCTGGAAATCGGTGATCGATTTCGCCGCCTTGATGAGGGACTTGTCGAGCTGCTCGGTGCTCGCGCCGACGTCGCCGGCCACTTTGTTGTACACGCTCAGCGTTTGCGTGCTGATCCCGGTTTTGTCGGAGAGCTTGCCGATGTTGGCGGCGGAGTCGAACGCGTCGCGGCCGATTTTGGCGATGCCGAGGAGCGCGCCGGCGGACGCGATAGCCTCGAACGCGCTCGCGAGCTTGAACCCGGACGCAGCGGTGTCGTCCTGCGTTTTTTTCAGATTCTTCAGCTGACTGCCGAGTTCCTTGATCGCTGCAGAGACGCCGGCGTCCTCGGCCGTCAGCTTGACTTTGATCTCCGGTGCGTCACTCATTTTGTTCCTCCCCAGAAAAATCGAGACGTCCCGCCGAGTCCTCCAGCGGGTTCATCTTTTCGACCGCGGCCTTTCTGTGATCGTCGGCGAGATGGGAATATTTCATGGTCACGTTGATAGATTTGTGACCCAGAAGTTCCTGCACGGTGCGGATGTCGACGTTCCTCATCACCAACCGACTCGCGAACGTATGCCGGAGATCATGAAAGCGGAAGTCTCTGACGCCGGCCTTTTTTACGGCGTCCTCGAACCACGGTCGCCCGTCGCGCGCGACGTCCTTCGCAGCGTTCCTGTCCGGCAAAACGAACTCGTCATCGCCGGAAATTTTCCGCAGCTGCAGGAGCGCCTCGATCGCGCTGGCGTTCGCCGGGATGTGGCGCCTGCCTGTTTTGCCGTGCACGGTGAGGTTCCCATGCACCAGGTCGACGTCGCGCCACACCAAATCCCAATTTTCGCCGCGCCGCATTCCCGTATTCAGCACCAAGGTGAACTCGGCCTCGTGGCGGTTCGTGTCAATCGCCTCGCGGATCGCTTTCTCCTGCTCGGGCCTGAGCCAATTGAGCCGGGAGGGATTTTCCTGGCAGCGCTTCACACGCGCGACGGGATTCGCGGCCATCTTGCCGGTGCGGATCGCGAACGAGTAAACCGAACTGATCACCGAACGGTAGCGATTCACGGTCGAGCCGCTCATCGGCACCGCTCTCAGTTGGTCGAGCGTCTCCGTGATCCGCGCCGCCGTGAGGCAGTCCGCCGGCTCTTTGCCGATCAGCGGAAACAGCTTCGTGAGACGTCCAAGATCGGTGTCGTAGGACAGCGGTCGGAGCCGGTTTTTCTTTTCGGCCAGCGCCGCCATCGCCAGATCGCGGAACGTGAGCCGAGCTCCCGCGCGCGGCGGAACGAAGCGGCCGTCTTTCACTTCAAGCTGCCGGCGCGCTACGGCAGCAATCGCGCCCGCGCGTCGCCCGATTTTTTCCCGGTGACGCTTCCCCTCGGCGTCGCAGTAGGAAATCCACCAGACTCCGCTGTGCGGCGGACGTTCAAAAATGCCGCGAACCGTCGACTTCGACTTTCGAGCCGGACGGCTTTCGGGCGCGCCGACCTTTGCGGCGAGAGCGCGGGAGCACTCGGCGATCTGGTCCATCGGAAGCGAGCCGGAGAAGCGCGATGTGAGTTCCTCCCGGATGGCTTCGGCCATCGCGCCTTGATGCACGTTGTCCGCGCCAGGAGCCGCCGTGGGCGCACCGTGGAACGGGAGCGCGACCGGCTGCGGCACGTTCAGGCCGCGCGGCGCTCCGGGCAAGTCGTGGCCGTCGTTTTCGTTCATTTCGCCCCCTTTTTGCAGGACAAGTTGTCCTGTGTTTTAAAAACGCGGCTGTAACTGCCGCACTCGTCAGAACTTCGTAGCGCTCAAATCCGCTCCACCGAAAAGTGGCAGTTCCGGTGCCAGACTTTTTCGGCAAAATTCGCCTTCAACGGGTCGGCGCGGAGCGACCTGCCGGGTTCGGACGGTCGCCGCCCGTGGGTTTGCGGACGAGCGTCACTGCCGGCTCGTCCACGGGTTCCAGCTGCTCCACGTCGAAGTACTGCCCGTCGACCGGCTTTCCCTCGTGGAGCAAGCGAGGCGCCAGCGCTCGCAGCCGTTGAGGTAGTCCAGCCTGCACGTCGCCACTCCCGAGAACCCGCTGATTTTGTCGCGCACGACGTCGCCGAGCTTCATGGTGTTGCCTCCTGCGAGGCGGCTGCCTCGCTTGAACGCCGGCCAGAGCCTTCGCCATCCAAACCGAATGAGGTCCGCACACTGATCTCGATCGCCGGGTTGCAGTTGCAGAGACGGCTGCCGTGTAAGACAGCACACCAGTCGTCGTGGAGGACCCACGCGTCCGCGATCGCGCCCGTTTCTATTTTCCCGGCGCGCTCGAGCTTCTCAAGGAGTGTGAACAATCGGACCGCGTCGTTCCGGCTGCCGTTCACCTGCAGGTGGATGACGATGATTTCGCTATTCATTGGACCGTCCCTCGAACCAGGCCCGCCCCGGAGCACACCGCGCAGGTGTCGTCGGGTTCCTGGCAGTTCGCACAGTTGCATCGCTTCCGGCCGAGACAATGCCAGCAGACGAGCTCTACGACGTCACGATACGCTTCAACCGCTGGTCCGCGGGTCGTCGTGCAGCCGGCCCACGGCCTGTGAATCCAGCATCCCGGCTCAACTTCGTAGCACTCCTTCGAACACGTCGCGGGACGCCGGCTGAGCATGCCGATGATGCCGTCCTTGACCGCGCGTGCCCGTGCCAGCAGGTTCTTATCGAGCGCGGCCTTGGGGCTGAGCTTCACCACCTTCGCCGTCGTGCCCACCACGCGGAGCCTGATGCCGCGCCGCGCGAACTCGGCGAGGACTTCGGCCAGAGCGCTCAAAGGTCCTCCTCCTCGCCGTCCTCGGACCCCGATAGCGGCTGCGCGACGGGGGGTGTAGAAAGTGAATCGTCGGCCACATATCCCGCCTCGAAATCGCCCGTGTTTATCGGCGTTTTCGCATCATCGAACGTGGCCGCGCCCATTCCATGCGTGTGGCCACGTTCGGTAGGCGAAAAACCCAATGTTTCTGCGGCTTCCAGAGCGGTGGGATTGTGGCCGTCATCTCCATTTCTAAGGGGAGATCGGACCTCGGTTATGCGCCGGTCATCGGGGCTCACCACCAGCAGCCAATCGCGGCCGTTCTGTTCCCTCAGCAGATCGCGAGCCTCGCTCCGCCGGAGTCCGGCCGCCTGCAGGAGCGGCTCGGCGTCTTGCCGTTTTCGGAGCGCTGGTTCCCCGGATGCCGCGCGGCGCCCGATTTCGGCCAGTAGCTTTTTCGACGCCACATCGAGGCGAACGACCTTGTCGCGGGATCTCTGATCCCTCGCCTCCTCGCCAGCACGGTCCACGTCGCCCGTGACGTCGGTGACGGACCACGGCTCGCGGGAAAGATCGACCTCCAGAACGAACGGCTCCGGCTCCTCGCCAATCCGAAACTTGCTGGCGACGAACGCGAGACGGTAGCGCTCGCGCCGCTTGCGTCTGGAGGCGCGTGACGCCCACTCACCCGCCTCACACGCCGGCAGCTCCTCGGCCCACGGTCTGGCGCCCGTCGGTCGAAAATCGGTAGCATCCCTGACTTCGTACACGATGTCGGCGCGGTCCTCGATCACGCCGCTGCCGCGGGAGTGCTGCGCGGACTTGATGGTGTTGCCGAGAATCAGAATTGCTGGACCGCCCTCGTGACGCGCGATGTCCAGAAGCGGCGCGAGAGCGCGCGATGGCTTGCTGCTGTCCTGCTCGCCAACTCCCTCCGCCGCGGAGTCGAGCGAGTCGAGGATCACCAGGTCGTAGTCCCCGTAGGGAAACGATGCCCAAGCCGCTGGATTCGTGAGGGGCGGACATTTGTCGCGGCCGAGAACTCTCAGCGTCTGCAACTCCGACGTCGCGCCGAAAGCCGCGAGCCGGCTGCGAACCACATGACGCGGATTGTCCCGATCGATGAGGAACACACGCAGGCCGCGGCGCGAGCAGCCGACGGCAAGGCTGATCGCGCAGAGGCTTTTTCCCAGACCGCGTGGAGCGAATATTTCCGTGACGCACGAGCGGGCGATGATCCGTCTTTCCGGGTCGAGAAAAACCGCGTCCTCTTCGCCGGATTCGAGAAACAATTCCATCGTCTCCGCCGCATCCCACGGCGCGAGGTCGGCCCTCAGGAGTCGCGCCGGCGGAACGCCGTACGCGGTCGATGAATGCTCGTCCCAGACGAACTCGAACTGAGTTTTCGGATGACCGACCTCGGCGAGCGCCTCTTTGATGACGTTGCCGTAGCTCTTCCGAAGCCGGTTCGAGAATATCCGCGCCGGGACGCGGATCACGAGACGGTCTTCTTCGGATCGCTCCTCGACGGTGGGACGAAACCAAGTGTCGAAACTGTGAGGGTTGACGCGTTGCCTCGCGGCTTCGCGAACCCGATCCCAGAGGCCCGAGGAAACTGCGGCCGGCGCCACCGCCGCCTGCGAGCTCATTCGACAGCACCGGGCTGGAGCGGTGCGGCCGGCTGCCGCGGCTGGAAACGAAATCTCCGAATCGCTTCGAGCGCCGCGGACTGAAATGATTGGTACGCGGATCGCGTCGTGAAATCGACCGTGCGGACGTATTTTGTTTGGCCCTTCGACTCGTACTGCCGGCTCGGAAACTCAATCCACTCCCGGTTTCCTGAGCGGAACAGCTTGCAAGAGTAGAGGCGGACCCCGAGCGGCTCGATCACCAGATCGCAAAAGCCGCGAAGCCCGCCCTTCTCATCGGTACGAAAATTCTCACACCGCACATCCATTTTTTTCTCCCTCGCACGCGTGCTTTTTTGTAGGGAAGAACACTCCGCGCCGGAGCGCGGGAAGGAACTACACGGTGACGACGTACTTTGCGACGACGAACGCCGTCGGATATGGGATGGTGATGTCGGCGAGCATGAATGTGGTTAACTCAATCATACCTTGCTTTTTCAGACGATAGGGATCGAGCACCAGCTCGAAACCATCGCCCCACATGCCGATCACCATCGTCTCGAAGATGCCGCGGATGAGCGTGTGGAGCGTCGCGCCGCTGGAACCCTTCGTGTTGGTGCTCGCGACCTGGTTCGAGGACATCGCCTTGAAACCGTCGACGGTAGAGTCGTCGGCCCAAATCGGCAAACCGATGGTGTTCCCCAAACGAGCCGTGCGCTTCAGCGAGGACTTCACGCCCGGAGTCGTCAGCCATCCGCCCTCGCCGAGCTGATCGGCGTTGGCGGTTTCGAGCAGAGCCGACATCTTGACGATGTCGTCCCACGCGAGCACGCCGCCGTTTCCGGCGTCGGCTTCCAACACGTAGGACTGCACGCCCGACGTCGCGCCGATTCCGGTCGGCTGGTCGGACCCGCCGCCAACGATGGCAGCTGAATCAATGGCGAGCGCCATGTCACGTCCGAGGTCTTCGCGCACGAGCGTGTCGACGTCGACCACCGCCTGCGCCAGCAATTGCCGCGAATACGAGCTGGAGCTTTGGTAGGTCTTCGGCGAGCTGGCGATCGAGCTGAGCGTCAGCGCGGAGTCCGCGGCGTCGGTGCCGGGATTTTCACCAACCCACGCTCCCGTCGCCTTCCCCGTTTGTTTCGGGTAGGAGACGTTGTCGCGGAGTCCCGCGACGGTGCGCGCGCCGAGCTGTTTGATCTTCATCGTGTTGTACAGGAACTGGATGAATGTGCCGGACTGCGTGAATTTCAGTTCCTGACCGGCCGTGGCGGTTGACGAGTCGAGACCGGTCCGCTTCTGCGCGCCGCCGTTCGAGCTGAACGCGTGGCGAATCGACCAGGGGATGTAAATTCCGCCGTGGCGCGCGCCCTTCCAGCCCCTCTCGATCTGTTCGGAGATTTCCGTCTCGAAGCAGCTCTCGCGCCTGGCCGCAGTTCCTCCCGACGCACGCTCCACATTGCCGAGAGCGACGTTGAGGACCCGCCCGACACTGTATTCCCGCGCCTCGTTCTCGGTGAGTTTTAACCGGGGCTTCCACTCCGACACTTCAGTTTCGGTCTGCATCTTTTTTCCTCCAGCTATAATTTCGGCCCGTGAGCCGGTTGAAGCGTGGAGCTATGCAGCTTTGCGCGCGTGACGGCGATGATCTCGAACGCTTTCGGGCTTGAGCTTCGGGTCGAGGAAAGAGGCGACGTCCGAGGCGCGATACATCACGTTGCGTCCGACTTTTAAAAACGGCAGGTTGTAGCGATGCGTCCAGCGCCATTTTCCTAACGTGGCCACCGAGACGCCCAGAATCTCGGCGACCTCAGCCGGAGTCATGATCCCCTTTTTCAATTCGCGGAGTTCTTCGACCCTGATAACTTTCTCTTCCATTTTGCCCTCCTCCGAAAAACAGCTTTCGAGGGACGTAGTGAACCACACACGTCCGAGGGCCGCTCCAACTTGAGCACTGGGCTTGCAAATTTCTGAGAGGGGCGTTCCCGAAGAAATCCCAACAAACGAAGCGGTTCTGAGGGACTGAGGAAGTTCAGGACACTTCGATGATTTGTCGCAGCCTTTCGCGGGAGATGAGTTTTCGGTGAGGACGCAGAAGCGCTCCGAACCCTCGGGGAATTTTCACGCGGCCGAACTCAAGGTCCATCCGAAATTGCTCGACCGGATACGGTTTCCCGTTTTTCATCTTCATCGCCTGGCCGTACGTTGAACGAATCCATTCGTTGCGCGGGGCGAGCTTCCTTTGCAGCGTAGCGACGCGCTTTTCGTGGGTGCGCTGGGCCTGCAGGTGGAGATCGCGCTTGGTGCGCTGGGCCTGCAGTTTGTTGTACATCATAGCGACCCCGAGCACCTTGTCCTCTTTGGCAGCCGGCAGATGCGCGACGACCTTCTGGATCTCCTCCGATTGCCAGGAGGCGAAGACGCGGTCGAACCAGCGAATCGCACCGCGGCTCGGACGGCGCCCCACGGCGCGAACTGCGTTTCTTATCCTGCGGCGCAGATCGTCGAGATCTTCGTCGTTCAACGGAGGCGGATGATTCACGATTGACCCGCCTTGATCTGCTTCTGCCTGTTCGGGGCTTCGACCCGAAGGATCTGTTTGTGGCCACCGAGCTTCAGGCGTTTCTTCGCCTGCTTCGTCATCCGCTTCATCACGGCGTCGCCGTCCTCGATCGCCTGGCGGAGCGACTCCTGGTGGAGCTGCGCGTAGATTTCCGTGCTCCCCAAACTCCGATGGCCGAGCACGGCGCCGATCTGCTGGAGCGAGACGCCCGCGATTGCAAGATATGAACCTCGGGTCCGGCGTACATCGTGAATCCGCACATCGGTGATTCCGGCCCGCTCGCGGAATTTGTTCCACTGCTTTTTCAGGTCGACGAGGTGACCTGATGTCCCGTACGACGGGAACACGAACTCGGCATCGTCGGGAGTCTCACCGCGCCGGCGTCTGATCACCTTGATCGCCGCTGGGGTCAGCGCGACGTCGTATCCCTCGCCGCTTTTGCTGATAGGAATGTGCCAGTTGGCGCGTTCAAACGAAATGTCGCTCCAGCGCATCGCGAACACGTTCGACTTCCGTGCCCCGGTTGCGAGCGCGAGGACTAGAAAATCGCGGAGATCGCGATGCGGCTCCTTCCTGAGCTCGGCGTTGAACTTCACTAACTCGTGAGGCTGCAGGAACCGAGTGCGTTTTTCTTCGTCGTAGAGCTCGATGTCTCGCGCGGGATTTGCGACGGGCCAGAAATTCACCTTGCCGTCTTTCCGGCCAGCGGACCAACTGAAAAGCGCTTTGATCATCTCGACGTTCCGGTTCGCTTGGTACTTGTGTGTCGGCCCGATCTCGTTACGCAGCGCGAGCACGTCTTCGATGCGAATCGAGTCGATGCGCCTCGAGGTCCACGCACCGAAGTATTTTTTCGCCATCCATCGGAGGTTTCGCTCCGCGGCCTGCGGATCGTTCGCGTTCGGCCTCAGGTGCCCCCGGATATACGCGTCGACCAGTTCGCCGAAAGTCGCCTGAGCGCGCTCGGCGTTCGCGAGAGGATTCGGTCCTTCAGAGCCTGCCGATTTCCATTGAGCCAGCTTCGCGTTTAGTTCCGCGGCTTTGCCGCGGGCCTGCTCGATCGAGAAATCCTCAAAGCTACCAATCGTAGTTCGTTCGGCAACACCGCCCGCGAACCGACGGTGAAAAAACGACCGCGCTCCCGACGGGAAAACGACGAACCCAAGTCCCGGAGTGTTGGTATCGAGGACGATGATCCTCTCCACACCATCCGGCGCTTTGATTGCGGCGAGAGCGCGCTTGGTGAAATTCAGCTTGCGGGTTGGTTTTCGGCTCATAGGCCAGTTTCATGCCAGTGTCAGGATTGGGAGCCGTTTCGGGCTGTTTTCGGCCCCTGTTGGCTGACACTGGGAGAGCAGACGGTACCCTAAGGGACGCTATGATAGCAACATATCCGTTTTGGTCCCCAGAGGGCCGCTCAGCGAGATTAGGCTTCGAACCAGAGGGTCGGGAGTTCGAATCTCTCCGGGCGCGCCACTTTTGCGTGAGTCGTGACTCGTGATTCGTGCCCCCGCAGCCCGCTCCGTT